ACAAAAACACAGGAACCTGAGCGCTCGTGGGCGTCGGGTAAACCTGCTCTGTGTTTGCCGTATCTCTGTCGATCAACGCGCTTGCAGCAGCATCAATCGAGTTATCGTCAACAAGAGTAATGTCGTAATTGTCAGTAGGTGCCGAGCCAGCAGCTGCTGGAATAGTCACGGCCTTAACTAAAAAGCCGTAAAGATTCTCAACCGTACCCGTTGCGTTGCCAGAGGCATCACTTGTCCAGGCAATTGAAACACGTTCGACCTTCTTACCTTCGTTAGGCGCACGACGAGGGTCGCGCGTCACTGTAACAGTACCTGGCATTTAATCCCCCTTAGCTTGCCGAGCCGAAGTAGTGGGTCGTTTCCTGGTCGCCATTGGTGCCACCAGCCATGCGCGCTGCACTCACCGATCCGTGAGCTGAGATCACAAGGGTGACCGCATTGCCGAGTTCACCAGGAACCAGTGCTGTGAGCGTAACAACGCCAAGTGCAGACGTAGCCACGATCATGCCGTCAAGTGTTGTGTTGGCGTTTAAGGCCGCAGCCAATGCTGCCGCTGTCTCCGTATCATCGGCGCCAACGTTGTATTGGGCTCCGGTTGCGCCAGAAGCGACACACGTAAACGTAATGCCGTTAACTGTGACCGTGTCAGTTGCAACGTGCGCACTCAATGTGATTGTGCCAGTGGCTTTAACCGCATTGATCTTAGTTTGCACCGTTACAGGGTGAGCGCCAGCAAGGCAGTTGTTTACGTAGTTTTTAATCTTGAGACCGGCCAATTCTTTGTAGCCAGTTTCCGCATAGAGATCGCGTTGGACGTTCGCCGATGTTTCATCGTGGGCGAGCACCAACATTTGGTAAATCGTTGCCATTTGTATGCCCTTTCAATGTGAAAAAGGGCCTGGGGGCAGACCATTACCCCCAAGACCCCATAGCGGTGATCTAATTATGTAGTGCGGTTCGTGATCGTGTTCCAGTACACACAAACGCCAGGCATTTCACAGAAGATGCCCTGGTGGGTGTACGAACGAGCCTCGACAGCAGCGTAACCTTCGAGATCGAAGAAGATCTTGCCGTCAGTGCGTCCGGGCATACCGAACGAGAAGTCAGCCGAACCAACGCGTTTCGCGAATTGCGGAACTACGCCGAGAGCGTGACCTTCTTTAACCATCGGATGCGGCTTCACAGTAGCAGAAACGCCTGCGTACTTGTAAACCACTTCGTCTTGGCCCATTTCGATCTTGCGAACTTCCGACTTGTCAACTTGGCGAAGCTGATGAAGATCGCCAACCAAGTCATCAAACGCCCCGATAGAAGTGTAGATGTTGATTGGATACATCAAACCTTTAGCCATACCTTTGCCCAAGCCCTTTTTCAGAGCTTGGAAGCTGAATGCACCCGAAACCGTGTGCTGAGCAGCTTTCCAGTTGCTGTAGGTCGATGCAGAAATGTTGAACATGGTGCCCGAGTTCGACAGGATCGACTGGAGACCGTACATTTCTTTTCCGTAGCCACCTTTGAAGTACACAACGTCACCAGCGGTTGCGCCAGACACAGTGCCCGACAAAGTGATTTTCTTGTTGTCGATATCAACCGACACGATCGTCACAGTGCCACGAACAGTTGAAGTTGTGCTGTTCATTACGTCGACAGCAGTACCTTCAAGACCTGCCCAAATCTGCGGAGCCCAATCGCTTGCAGAAATGGTGATCGACGGGTCGCCGCCGGTGTAGCCAGAAACTTTACCGATACCAACGTTTCCGTAGAGGCACATGATCTCGAGCATTTTGCGCATCGAGAGCTGCATGCCTTCCCAGAAAAGTGCAGTTGATTTCTTGTAAGCCTGGGGACCAGCGTTAGCAGCTTTAGAGAGATCTTCGTAAGGAATTTGATCCTGAAGAACCATCTGGTAGCCGTAGACTTTCGCTTTCGACTGCGTGCCGCCAGTTGCGCCACTCAATGCAAACGCTCCGGCAGTGCCGTCACCTTTTGCGCGAGTGAAGCCGCCCGGCAATGCCAGACGAACAGCTTGCTCGAAGTAGTCGCCAAGCAACTGAGCTTCGTTGAATTTTACATCTTTTTGAACCAAGGCAATATCGGGAACGAGTTCAGGAACGCCGTCGCCGTATGCCACTTTGTGAATTGCGCTAAAATCTTCAGCAGCCATCTGCTTACTCCATTCGTTTGGAGCTTGTAGCAGTGGCCAAGCCGGTTAGTTTTTTGTGGCCGTAGACGCTATGGGGGTAACGCTTAAGCCTGATTTTTGTTTAGCCGAATTTAATCAAGGCCCATTGCCTTGCGCCACTCGGATTGATTTACGTATTTTTTGGATTGGCTTGCTGGCTGAGTGCCAGGGCGACTCTGGTTTGTGCTTGAGGCCGCTTGATTAGCAGTTACTCTCTGCACGTCGTATTCGCGGAGTTTTGAAATCATGTCTTTGCCGAGAAACTCTTGGATACCTTGCGGGTCCATTTTACCGAGCACGCGACGGACGTGATTACCGAACTCCTGCTTTACTTTAGCCGCAGCTTGTGCCGCTTGTAAAGGCTCTCCTGTTTGATCTTGATGCCATTTCATGTTGAGCGCCATAAGGTGTCCAAAATACTTATCTTCTGGCAGTCCAGATTCTTTCCACGCATCGACAAGCTCACGCTCAAGATCTCGCTCAGCAATCTCGTAGACTTGTTTTGCTTGCTCTTTGAATGCATGAAGTTGCTCAGGTGTGGCGTTTTCAATCCCTGGCGGAAGATCAGCAGCGTACTGCTTAATCTCATTGATCATCTTTTGCTTGATTTGCATTTCATGCTGAGCGCGCATTTGCTCACGACCCTCAAGCTCATGAAGTCTGCGCTGCTCTGGGGTCATCTGCATAAGCTCAAATTGCTTAGCAAGCTTTTCCTCTGCCCACTCGATCGGATTCATTCCACGAGCCTCGAGAAGTTTCTCAAGGTCCATTTGCATGATCTCTTGCGCTTTACGCTGAGCCTCGGCCGCTTGGCGCATCTTTTCGTGTGAAGCCTTCTCAAGCTGCTGAAGCTTAATTACTTCCTTAAGCGGGAGTTCTTCGGTCTTGCCGTTAATCTTGACTGTGACGAGCGCGTCCATGTCCGCGTCGGATAGTTTTTTTGGAGCCTGCGGTTGCGTCTGGCTCTCGCTTTGTCCATGGGGGGTTAGGCTCTCTGGTAGTCCCGAGCTTTGGGTTTGCGCGTTTGGATTTGGGCTTGAGCTTTGGCCTTGGCCTGCGGCTTGAGGGCTTGACGGCATGCTTGACGATGTGGCCGGGCTTGATGTTTTTGACTGGTTCGCCGACCCTTGGCTTGTGCTTGACGACGCAGTTTGCCCCGTGGTCGTGGTGCTCATTCCTTCCATGTTTTCCCCTTTTAGTTTTCTCCGCCCTGCATTTTGAGCAGAGCGAAGGAATTGTTTTTTTAGATTGGTTTGTCCGCTTCACCATTCGCTTGCCGCAGTTGCGACATACGACTCGTGGAGATTTCACAGCGGTTGCTGTCCTAATCCACCGTCTGGACCAATGGGCGGAACCGGCGGGGCTTCCGGTGGCGCATTCTGTTCAGGCGGAGGTGGCATTTGCGGTGGCGGAGGTGCATTTGGATCTTGAGGCATTCCAGCCGGAGGCATAGGCATTGGGGCCGGTGGCTCGCCTGTAAGCATCGTGTAGAACGGCTCTTGCGTTTGATAGAGCGATTTATGCTCATCGACATGCATAAGCACAGCCTCAACGATGGCTTGATAGCTAGGATCGCCCTCAGCGGCTTTAGAGCGCAGCAGCGGGTCGTTAATGACCGTAAGGTGCTCTTGGCAGTGCATGATATGCGCATCGCCCACCAGCGCCTTAACTGGCTTACCCTCCATGAGCTGCTCATTTTCTTTTCTGATGAGCTCTTTCTGGCTCTCTGGCGCCTCTATTGCCGTGTCGAGGTTTCCGGTCGTGGCAACCTGAATATATTCCTTGGCACCAATTGCACCGTGAGACATGAGGCTTTCGGCCATCTCAATCTTACCGGCAGTTGTGTTTTGAATTGGGTTACCAAGGTCTACCGCTACGCGCTCAATCATGTTGAGATCGTCGCCGGTGAAAGACTGCATAGCGCCCTTATTGTGCCTACCAGCCAAGGCAACCATGCGCTCGGTCTTTGCAAAATCACGCAAAAGCTGAAGTAAGAATGTGCCAGAGTCTTCAAGTAGCTCTGCCCAAGCTTTTTGGAAGTTAGAGATGTACTGAATTGCCATGGCTTGAAGCCGCGCGAGAGCAACACCTGATTTTAAGCTCTGTGACGGGTCTCCGCGCACAACTGAGTTAATGCCCATGAGCTTTTCCATGGCGCCTTCGATAACTTCCATGTTTTTAAAGATCTCAGGCGGCGTATTGGTCAATTGCAGAGGTTTTGGCTCAGATCCCGGAGGTCCGCCCTTTAAAACGACCATTCCCTTACCAACTTGTGTTGGCGAGATCTCACAACCGTCAGGCATCCAGATAGCTTGCACAGCCAGAGCTTGTTGGTTTGTGAAAGTCGTAGACATGAGCACGTTCATGGCCTCTTGAAGCACCATGATGTCGTTTGCATCAGTGTATCCGTCGACACAGTCGAATTTCTCGCCAGGCACCATGCGAAGCACAGGTAAACGCTCGGTGTACGGGATGGGGCCGTCGAAAAGTGCCACTTTGTCGTTAATAAACTTCACATATCGACCGTTTAGGATCGCATCACAGCGAATATGGTAGAAATGGTAGACAGGAATGAGGTCGCGCTCTTTGTTGTCGATCAAATTCGTGAATTGCGCGCCAAGGTTCAGTGCTTTTGACTCAAGATCATCATTTTCTGAAGCTGAAATGATGTCATTGGCTAGTTCCGGGTGTCTTGCTGCCAAATTCCAGCGATTTTCATACTCACGAACTACAACCCACTGGGCTTGCGACCAATCTTTAAGAGAAATATCGTGAATTACGTCAAATGGTGACTTAGCAATTACTGAAACGTCACCTTCGTAGACGACTTTTTCCTTCACATCGCCATTTTCGCTTTGAGTTTCCTCAATCGAATACGGTTTTCCAGTCGACTGATCCCAAGTCATGTAGAGATAGGCCGATGAATAGACCAAAGAGCGCTCGGCCGCTTGAGACTGATGCCTGCCTAAACGCTTTTCAGAGGTGTAGCTATCAAGAATGTTGTTGGCGAGACGCGCTTGCTGAAGTGACGCAATGTCTGTGTTCTTTGCCCTTGGGTCATAGCTTGGTTTTTGCTGTGTCGCGAGTGCGAGCACATGCTTAATGAGGTTGCGAGTGTGGTTAACACCGAATGCTGCAAGCTCACCGTTGCTGCCAGTGTATTGAATCGCAGTTGATCTGCTTCCGGTCTCACCTAAATGCTCACCAAAGTAGAGCTTGTGAAGCTTAAGCCAACGGGACATTTTCCCAGAGCGCTCAGCGTCCATGTTAAAGTCTTTGATCTTTTCAACTAGCTTCGGGAGCAGATCGCTCTGCTTTAACGTCGCAAAATAAGTATTGTCCATTAGCCTCTCGCTTTCGGACCAAAGATGCTTGCTAGAGCATTTTCGGCAGAATCGCGCGAGGCAGTGTCCCGCGTAGGTGGAATGTAGTGCGTTTGACGGCCAATGCCTAAGTTCGGGGGAACCGGATTAAGCTTTCGATCAACGCTTCTATTAAAGTAAATAGCCGCAGCGACACCGTCAAGATGTCCTAGGCCCTCAGAGCGCTCAAAATCAGAATGTTTGTCGTCTCGCCACATTCCAACTTTAAGTTGCCGCTTTAGATTTTTACACGACTCCTTAACCTTAAAGCGCCGCGCACCAACCTCGAGCCGTAAATCATGAATGGCTGCGTGTTTGTCGTCCTTCTGTGGCATCTGACATGACCACTTGTGATCAATGAAGATGTCATAGATTAGCTGCTTTGGTGCATCGTACACACGACGCTTAGGCTTCATTTCGCCCCAAAGCTCGCTCTCAATGCGCTTAGCTTCATTAATGATCGTGGTCGTTGTCTGACCCATGAGCATGAGCTCACGCTCGATTATGATTTCGTTCTTGAGAAAATCGTAATAGCCAAAGCAAATAAAAGTATTATCGTCTGCACCTGAGTCACCGCCGACATAAGGTGTAAAAAACTGAGGTCTGGGATAGTCGTCTGGTACAACATTTTCTGTTTCACTCCATTCTGGGATGATAAGCATGTCTGGATCGGATACGGGTTCACATAAGCGCTCTCGCCTGTAGCTAGGCGAATTTTCGCCGCCACATTCATCTTTGATCTCTTGAAGTTCTTCGTCAGAAAGTGACTCGTTGTCTGTAATGATCTTCTGAATGAACCTACCCCTACGAACAGCCTCCTCACGCTCGGTGTAGTAGAGATGACCAAGATCACGAGGCGGTGTTGAGGCCTTAATGAGCCAGCGCCCGTCTTGACCTTGAAGCTGCGGGCTTAAGCACTCGCGAATGATGTAATCTGGTTCAACCCAAAACCCGTACTCGTCAGCAATGATGATGTTCGCAGCTGGGCCTCGGGCAGAGTCCCCGCGATCTTCGTTAACTCCACGCAAATAAAGCTTTGAGCCATTCTTATGAACGT